ACCTTACTCACCTTGAACACCCGTATTCCCCTGTACGCCAATTGGACCTTGTACTGTTGAATCAGCTCCAGTAAAACCTTGTGCACCTTGTGAACCTTGAACCCCAAAAGGCCCTTGTGAACCGATAGCACCTTGTGCACCAATCAATCCAGCAGATGCAGCGTTTACATTTACCCATTTAGTACCATTCCATTGTAAAAAATCAGAAGCTACTGGGTTAGGCGCATTTATATCATATAAAGAATTAAGTAAAGGTTGACCATTATCTAAAGTTTGTAATTCTATGTTAGCAGAATTAAAATTAATAACTACATTTTTATTAGCTACATTAGTACCTACTGTTAATGCTTCTCCTACAACGGATGTTGAATTAGAAGTATTTATACCTTTAAATTCTAATGTAGTACCACTCATTCCGGCAAAAACATTTTGTCCGCCTATACCTACATTTAATCCTTGGTTTATTTCACCACCAGCAGAAGTGTTAATTAATTTAATTGCATTTACGGATGAGTCATATTGTATTTGTACACCATCTCCTGCAATTAATCTAAAGGTATCATTAGGAATTGTAGAAGATAGAGTGACATCGGGGTTTGATTGTAATAATGGTGTTGCTCCAGTATAATTAACTAATATTTTTCCAAAGCTATTTGAACCAGTAACAGTTAAATCACCAGTACCTATACCTCCTACTAAATCCCATTCACTAGTTTCAAAGACACCTTGTGTAGTTCGTTTATTTGCTCTCCACCATGCTAAAGCTTCTGATGAAACACTAGTTCCACCAGTAACATCAACTATTTCAACAGGATGATATACTATATGACCTTCGTCATATGTTCTATTATCTACCCATGGATTAGCTACAGCTTTAAAGTTTTCATCTACTTCCCCGTTAAAAAGTTCTCTTTTAACTTCATTTCTATAGATGATATATTCTTTCAGATTGAATGCCATTTAACCTTATCTTTTTTTATTTATTCCGGTGGTTCGTTAATAATCTTTGCATCATCATACGGAAATTCATCAGTATCTTTTCGTGATGTAAATACCTCTCTTAATTGGTTAAGATACCAAGTACCTTCAGACCATCCAGGTACAGCATAACACGGAGAATAGATACCTGTTGTATATATTCTATAAAGTTCATCCCAGAATTTTCTATAATCATTTACTGATCTTTTAATAAATTCTACTTGTCTATTTACTAAAACAGATCTTTGTTTATTTCTTTGCTTATCGAAAGAAGACCCTTGTGTAAGTTTAAATTTACCTGTTAAATCCTCAGCTCTATATTCTGTTTCAAATCCATATAAGGTACTTCCACCTAAAAATAATTCAATAGAAACTAAATCTCCAACAAAGCATGGATCAAAAGGTACATAATTATTTTGGTAGAATAATTCCATTTCTGCAGAATTAGCAAAATCGGTAAATTCAGTTTTCTGGCTTGCCTGGTCATAAAATCCTATTCGGATTTTAGACACATCAAGTTTATACTTTTTTAAGTAAATAAAAAAGTCTAATGATAGTTTAAATGTCAATGCTTCAATAACCAAGAGAACACACTATTTTTTGTATATATTCAATACTTAATAGTATGGTAGTCATTTACTAGGTTAGAAATTTTACCGTGAGTTACATTACATTCATTAAAAATTTCAAGATGTGCAGTATCTCTATAATCTTCAATCCAATAAACATGTTTAAATCCTGCGTTAACCAATATCTTGGTACACATTTTACACGGTGATAATGTTAAGAGTATTATGTAATTTTGTGGATCATATTCCTGAAACTTAGCAATCATATTTACCTCAGCATGAATAAATCCACTTTCACCTGGTGTTAATGAATCTTCTTCTGTTCCAGTTTCTTTGTTAGTTTCAGCACCACTATAGGATCCATTATAACCAAAGCTTGCTATTTTACTAAAGTCTTTCTTTAATGCCATACAACCAACTTTAGTTGTAGAAGAATTAGAAAGATCTCTAATACTAAGTAAAATATTTTTAAAGGCGTTTACCTTTAACTGAAGTCGTCGAAGTTTGGAATCCATTTTTGTTTAATTAAAGTAGCCTTCATTTTTACTTCTGGCAATTCTTTGTTTAGGGTATTTGCAATTTTAATGTTTTCTCTATCGTCATCAAAGAATTGAAAGTTTCTAAATCCCATTTGAACAAATTTCATGAAAGCTTCCTTTTTCTTTTGAGCAGTAGATCCAGTAAATCCTAGAGAAGGGTCATTAATAGCAAATATGTAGTCTGGGTTTATCTTTACTCCGTTATGTGAGAGAAAATCATAGATAAGTTTTGCATCATCTCTTGCTGTAATAATTCCTACAGCTTTACCTTTTGCTATGGTTCTTTTTAAGATGTTAAAAACCCATTCAATAATTTTACCACCTTTAAGAATTTCTAAATCTCTAAAATCAGAAAAATCAAATTTGTCATAGGCTTTAGTCTTAAAGGTATTGAATTCTTGTGGGGTAAGCTCAATCTCATAACCTGTCTTTGGATTGAAAACCTTAATCTTACTTTTGGTAACAACTAAAGTATCATCTACGTCAAAAACGGTTATGTCTTTTCCTTTGCTATATACTTCAAATAGTTCCATACATTATATATTATTAAAATACTTTTCTCTTACTACAGGTGAGCTATGGAATAGACCGGTTAACAGTCTCTCCCATTCTTATATATGTGTTTCACAACCGGAAAGCGGAGGGAATAACCACCGTTCTGATTTTGGCTTTCTTCAAAATATTGAACAGTTACAGTTTTACCGATTAGTTCATTATGATTGTTGAGGTAGTGTTCTCTTTGTTCTTTAGAGAATCCAGATCCTACACTTACACGGTTACCTTTATGTTCAATAATAATATTACTTAGTCCTTCTTTTTCAATCTGCTTTCCATTTTCTGTCCATCGCATTGTACCGTTCATACATTCTAGGATTGTATATTCAGCATCATGGAATTTTTTAACCTTTAGAAGATTATGGCTTCTTTTACCTTCATAACCAATATTCTTTCTAACCATGATTCCTTCAAACCCAGCCTCTTCGGCTTCTTTTGCCATTTCAGTAAATTGCTCCTCGGTAGTTAATTGTTCTTGTGGTAAGAATTCTAACATGGAAGAGTTAATGTTTTCTGGAAGGAGATCATATCCATTCTTAAGTCTTTCAGTAAGTGGTGTAGTTCCAACCTTATCATCAAATTCGTCTAAGGTTAAAAAATCAAATATAAAGAATTTAGGATTTTCAATTTGATGATCCTTCTTTCTGATTTGTTTCATAATTCCTTGGAAGTCTTCATTACCATCTTTATCTACCATACAGATTTCTCCATCTAAAATAAAGTCTCCACCTATCTTAGAAATTTCATTTTCTAAATTACCTAAGGTTGTAAATTCTTTACCGTTCCTTGAAAAGAATGTTACAGTATTCATTTCCTTTCTACAGATACATCTTACACCATCCAATTTTCTGGATCCGTACCATTCTCCACTCTGAAAATCTACTCTCTTAGGATTATATGCATTCGCTAAAGCGACCTTAAAAGTTGGAATTAAATCTGGGTGGATTGCCTTATTGATAGAAGTAGTACCACATCCCATATTAAGGTCTCGGTTTAGCATATAGTAAATAATATCTTCCCACTGTTTATTCTCTAGGACAAACCTATTTACATTTGCAATTGCCGTATGACCGGTACATACCCTATTTCTTAAATCATCCAACAGAGTAAAGATACTACCGTATGTATTTGGGTGACCTAGTAAATCTGAATTCTTTTTGCAATTCTTAGGAGTTACATTATATTTAAAATAAGGATTGTAAGTATAGAAGAAAACCTTTTGGAGAAATTCTCTATCAGAATTTTCGTCAGAGTTATCGGCATACTTTTTAAGAGTTGCAATTTTGTGATTTCCTGAAGAGGAAGAACGCATTTCATCCAAGAAGGATTGTAGATAAGTAAGGTTTGTGTATTCAGTCATATTCCGTTTATTTAATTATATTATAAATATAATAAAAAAACTTGGGAATTGAAAATTTTTCTGGGACTTTTTTCTAAAAGTTATTAACAATTTTTTATCTGATCCTGTAGGTTTTTAAGCTTTGCACACTTCTCAAAATCTTCTTTCATTTCAAAGTGTAGCAAAATTCTATCTAAACTTTTAATTTTATGTTTAGCAGTTTTTTCATCATATCGAAGTACCTGGTCAGGAAACATCATTATAGTATTATAACATAAGTTCATATATTGGTCCCAGCTCGTATTTTCCAATTGATCCAATAGCGACTTCATAAACTCTTCATTATCAAAATCCATTTTGTATATCTTTCATTTTCTTTACAAGATTTTCCTGATCTTCTGATAATTCATTTGGTAAATTAACTAAGATATTTATAAACAAATCACCAGCCATTTGTGGATTATTATAAGCAGGGAATCCTTTTCCTTTTATCCTAAGCATAGTCCCATTCTTTACACATTTAGGTATTGTATAATTTATAATTTTGTCAAATACATTTACTTCACCTTTACTACCAAGCAATGCATCATATAAATCTATATGTTTAATTGTATGTAAACCTTTTTTATCTAAGTAAAAGTTAGGATCATCTTGTATATGTACAGTTAAAATAAGATCTCCATTTTGATCATCGGTCATTCCTCTTTGACCTAATCCTTTTAATCTCATCCTCTGCCCAGGTTTAATGCCTGGCTTAATATCAACAGTTACAGTTTTTGTACCTAATCTAATTTCCTTATTACAACCATAATAAGCCTGCTCTAAAGTAATATAGATTTGAGCTGTTACATTACTTCCTCTTGTACTAAATCCATGACGACCTCCAAATCCACCAAAATTAGGATTACCAAAACCTCCTCCTCCAGTTTTTATAAACTCTTCAAAAAATGAATCATTAAATTGACTAAATGGATTTCCTTCAAATTTAGCTTTCTTTGTAGGATCGGTTAAAATATCATATGCATCTGCCACCTCCTTAAACTTTTCTTCGTTTCCTGAAGATTTATCTGGGTGATATTCTTTTGCTAATTTTCTATATGCTTTTTTTATTTCACTTTCATCGGCATTTCTATCTACACCTAATATTTTATAAGGATCCTTCATTACTTCCAAAAAAGTTGTATACCTATTAGGCTACATGCAAGTGCTAATGATACTATTGTTTTTGTAGTGATCCCTTCTCCTAATAACCACCAAGTTAAAAAAGCAAATGAAATAATACCAGTACCAAAACCAATAAACCTACCTGGCCATAACAACCCATCATAATATTCTACTATGAATTTTGTTCCGTAAATTAATATGTAACTAATACTAGTTCCCATAATTAAAGATACTGCAAAAGGATTCTTTTTAAACCATGGCCAAACAAATTGACCATTGGTTTGTACCCATATTAAAGTTTGCCCTAAAAAGAATAATAAAAAAGCTGCTATTAATTTATTCATCTATGTAATATTTATATCCTTGTCTTATTAAATGATCCATGTGACTCTGCATATCCTTTGCAGTAATCCATACGGAATTTTCTCTTTCGACTTTACCGTCTTGTCTTTTGTCATATGCTTTATTAAGAAACCATTTTTCTCTTTTTGATTCCCACCAAAACCAAATCTTTTGCCATGATCTAGGTTTTTTCATATAGACTTTATTACCTTCATTCATATGATTTATGAACTCTTCATAGGTAATGTCTTTTTTATTTTTCGTTGACATTTTTAATTTGAAGCTTTTTTAATTTTTCATCTACTCTTCTTTTCTTTTCTGCTATATCATTAGACCTTTCTAATTGAGTAGATATTTTTTGTAATACTTCAACTAATGCAGGTACATCTTGTTCAAAGAATCTTCTTCCTGCAGATGTTCTATAAAAATCTTTCATAAGGAGTTGTTTATTTTTATATGTTATTTTATGAGTTAGTTTCATGAATATATAATCAAATAACAAAAATAATAAATTATAATGGCAAAAGTACCTTTATTTGAAGATTTTATTCCTGTAGGTTTTGCTCCTAATAGTGCTGCCCAGTTTTCACTAGGTGGTGGTTATAAGGAAACAGGATATAACATGGACGCAATTGTTGGACCAGTTGAAGAATTAGGAAACCATGTAGCTGAACAGGCTAATAGCTATGAGAGCAATGATAACCCAGATCATACTGCAAAATCATATGTAAAAGAAGCTAAGAAACATATTAATGATAAAATAGATGAGGCATGTGAAAGCTATTCAATGTCAGAATCTACCCTTAATGAAGGAACTGATATTAGTTCATGGAATCAAGCAGGAATTAAAGGCGATGCAAATGCACAGATAACTACCTTTGTTGGACCTAGAGATGTTGAGTCTTTTGGTTTAGGTAGAAAATGTATGCAAATAAACATTGGTAGAAACTATGTTCAGTTAAACCCGGCTGATATTGTAGAGCTAAAAGAACTTCTTAAAAACTATAAAGTATAATGATACCTAAATTTAAAAATTATTTAAATGAAGCTTCTGATTATGAATTTAATCCTAATGAAGCAGCGAGAAGATTAAAGGATAGAGAAAAGGAAAACATCCAAAGATATAGAGCTGCTCAAGAGCGAGGAGATAATTATGCTATTGAATTATATGAACTAAAAATCAAAATGGATAAAATAGATCTAGAAGGATTAAAGGTACAAACTGCTATTCATCAGCTAAAACAAAAAAATGGAAAGTAATGATAGGTAAGTTTGATGAATTCTTAAATGAAAAAAACTTTATGGTACCAACAGCTGATACTGCTATTAAGTATAGGCTATCACATATGCCAATGTCAGGGTACATTGTAGCAATGCCATCAAGCGGTAAAGAATTAGATAAAGAAATAGAATCAGGATTTTCTAAAACTGCAATTGCTAAAGATATAGAAGATATGTTAAATGATCAATTAAAAAAGTATAGACAATTTATTAGAGTAAGTGTTGATAATACTTATAAAGGAGCAGGTTATGCATTTACGATTGACATGGATGAATTACTAAAAACATTAAACAGATAATGGAAAATAACCAAGAAAGAGAAGACTTAAGCAAAATCCGCCATTATAAAGGCACGGTAAAAGATTTTAAAAATTACTGGGATGAAATGGCTGGAATGGAAACGAATGCATTTGGTACACCAGAATATCAAGGATTTAATGATGTTCATCCAACTCGTGGTGAAGGTGATAGTGAACATTGGAAAACTTCAAATGTAACTGAAGGTAGAAAAACTACCGATGGGTTAGGTAAGGAAGGAATGGAAATGTATCATGATATATCTATGATAACTGGTTTTGATGATGGAGATACTGTTAGAGGTTATGGCCAAATAGAACCTGCCATGAAAGATCATAAACTATTTAAAAAGCTCACACCTAGAGAAGTAAGAATTTTAAGGAATGCATTAAATAATGTAATGAGAATAAGAATCAGAATGGAAAGATAATTTCCTACTTAAACAGTTCTTCTAAATTATTATCTTTAATAACCTTTTTTAGCATAGGTACATATCGCTCAGCCTCTGCATAACTTGCCCCTAAATATTGAAAGTATTCATCTTCAGTATTTAACTGGCTTAAATACCTACATTGATAAAAAGCGTAGTCATACACCGATTCTCTCCAATGATTATAATAAGCATGATTTCTTGAGGTACCTTCTGCCGTTGTAATTCTACGCCTTGCCTGCTTCATACCAAAGAGATTATGATTTTCTAAAAAAATATCACTTTTCCAATATCCTGTCTCTAGGATAGATTGTGCCATTACAATATAAGGAAATTTTACCCTTAGGTCTTTTAGCATTCCTACTAACTTTTCCTGATTAAATGTATCTATTTCATTAATAAATACTACTGTCTCGGCTTCTTTAAAATCGCTTATGATAACTTCCTTTGCAGTTCCTCTACCTATAATAAAACCTATTATTGCAATAAACAATAAAATTGATAAAAGATAAAGTACCCAGTTTTGGATACATACTCTACTGTACATTAATTTTTCTCTATCGTATTTAAAAAGCATATACTATTTATAAGTTAAACAAAAAAGCATTAGAGTAAAATAACCTAATGCTATAATTAGAAATATATCTATTGATTGTAATTTATTTAAAAACTTTTTCATTTTTCTCTAGATAAAAATATCCATAATACTAAGTATACCCAAAATGCAGCAGGTACAATAAATATAAAAGAAACCCTCCACAGAATAGAGGGAAGATTAGACCATTCACCTAACCCTTGGCATACTCCACCAATATAACCATTTCCTCTGTATAGTTTATTACTCATATAGATTAAAAGTTACCTTCAGCAACTTGAAAACAATCAAGACCGTTTTCTCTCCACATCTTAACGACTTTATTTCTGTCATCAAATACACAAAGTATATCATCCTTCTTTTCACCTTCAAATAAAGTATCCAACCAATGTTGTTTTAATTTATCATCTGGCATCCACTTAAATTTTTGTGATGTTGGTCTCATGTATAGAAAATCGTAAGGTACATTGTTTTCTTTTAACCACTGTTCTGTTGCATCTTTTGTGGCTTCACTTCTACCTGACAAAATATAAAGAGTATGATCTACACCCTTCATTAGTTGCATCATCTGTATAACAGGAACATTAGGTTTATCCAAATTAATGTTTTTAGGATCAAAAAATTTATCCCAATCCATTTTACCGTCATCTTTTGTAGAAAGAGATCGCCTTTCGTCTATGTTTGCAATAGTACCGTCAAGATCAAAGATAATGGTATTTTGTGTACCGTCTAAGTCGAATGTAATTCCCATATTTATTTTATTTGATTTATTTAAATATAACAAGTAGTTATATAAAGTGAAAGTTTTTTATGAACTTTTTTGTTCTTCGTCTCTAAGCTTTTGGATGTAAACAGCCTTAAGTTTTTTAGCTCTCTTTTTTGCAGATGGTTTTACAAATTCTTTACCTTCTTTTATTTTTCTAATCTGCTTAGTCTTTTTTTGTTTTTGCTTATATCTTTTAAGCATTCTATCTATAGAATCTTTTTCATTCTTTTTAATTATTATCATACATTATATTTTTTTGTTGTCCCTACAGGGGTCGAACCTATACTCTTCTGGACCAAAACCAGACGTGTTGCCAATTACACCAAGGGACAATATACTAATTCCTTGAATTATTATTTATTATTTATTGTGCTTAACGATAAATGATCCTACAGCACCTTCCAGTTTTTGTATTTTTAAACCTAATTTATTCTCCACTTTATCAGCCCTAGAATCAATAAGCTTACCTAGCTCTTCTGATTCTTGACTAAAGTTTCGTTCAAGACGGTCTATTTCTTTTTCAAAATGCTGATGTAATTTTTCTAATTCATTAGAGAGGTCATCAGCAGTATCCCCAATGTAATCTTCAAGATCCTCTTTAGAATCTTCAATGTTTGAAACTTTGTTCCAAACCCTAACAATACCTATGACACTTAAAATAAAAAGCACCGTAAGTACACCTAAAGTAAAATAAAATGTTTCCATAGTTTTCGTTTTTTGTTTTTATAGAATTAGTATATTAATTATATGTAAAAAAGTAAAAAGGTTTAAGCACAAAAAACCCAGGGTCCTAGAATCCTGGGTTTCTTTGTATGTATATAATTTAATTAGAATCTTAAACCGAATCCTAAAGTAAGATTAGTTGTTTTTGTTCCAGAATTGTAAACCAATTTAGGATCAACGAACACTGCATCTTTGTGGAAAGTAAACATTTTACCTATACCTATTTCAAGGTTATCAGTATCAAATTCACTTAATCCAGCATATAGGAAAAAGTCCTGCTCTCCGGCAGTAACAAAGTATCTTGCATGTACATCAATGCTAAGATCTTCTGTTGAGTCAGCCTGTTCAACACCTAATCCAATCATAAGCTTATCAGTTACACCATAGCCTAATGTTGGGGATACTGCCCAGTCTGTCCATGCAACATTTGCAATGTCACCCGTACCTACGTACCAGTCACCTTTTGCATTTTGCGCGTTTGCTCCAAAACCTACTAGGATTGTTAGAGCGAAAGTTAAAATAAAATTTTTCATTTAATTAATTGTTTTTGGTTAAAATTATTTTGAACCGGTTTTTGAAGCCGGTATTAAACACTTTACTTTTATGAGAATGAATCTAGTACTTTAATTTCCATAAATTTTCAAATGTTAGCCGTGAGCAGACATACCCACAGTTTTTCTTTAGTTTCTTTTATTAATATTTAATTATATTGTAAAGAAGTTATTTGTTTCACATTAATATTGTGATTCTCTTTTTACGACTTCAATTGCTTTTAAAAGCTTGTCATAATCAACAGGGCATTTAAGATCTAATCCTGCTCTTGCTGTAAATTTAATATATGCATCACCTCTAAGATAAATGAGTATAGTTGGTGCCATTCTAATTTTTAAATCACTTTTTAATTTAGGTGATGTTGCTATATTGCACCTGTAATATTTTACACCATTTAAATCATTAATCTTTTTCCAATCTTTAAATGCATTGTCTTTATTAAACTCTGCCCAAAATTCTACAACTATTACATCATGTATAGAATTGTCTTCAAATGCTTCATAACCTGTAACCTTAGTATCAAAGTTATTATCGTTTACCCAGCCTTGTGAAAATACTGAAGTACTGATTAATAACAAGCATATAAGTAAAATATTTTTCATATTATCGTCTTTGTTGTAATTCATACAGACGTTCATCTATCTTCTTTAACTGTTCTTTCATTTCTTCAACGTCTTCTTGTGTGTCCATTATAGTCTGCCTAATTAATTCGTCTTTCATATCAAATTCCATTCTTTCAATCACAGGCTTAGGTAATTTTTTAGCCTCGTCAATATCAGCTTGTAATACGAACCACATACTTATAACAGTTGCCATAGCAGCACCTATAGCTACTAAGGTTTTAATACTTACCTTAAATCCAATATCTTCATTTAACTCTTTTGCCATTTTAATCTATTCTTATTTAGCAGTAACTATAGAAAACAAGATGTATGTTACTAATCCAAATAACACACCGTTTAATTGTCTTTCATGATGGCCCTCAGTTACAGTTGGTTTGCAGCAGTCATCAGATACTGGTTTGGATGCGCCACAACCAAATAATAATATTGAACCTAATGCTAATGTTACTATTTTTCTTTTCATTATTTAAATGTATAATTTAATCCAAACGTAGATTGATATAATTTACTATCCCACATTTTACTATATTCACCTTCAACAAATACACCAAGATTTTTTCCTACCTTCCATCCAAAGCTAGCACCAAAGGAATAATCAGACCATTGTTCTAATTCAGAATCTTCTACCAATCCACCTTTACCCCAATTGTTTCTATTTAAGTAGGAACATAATTCATCACCCATGACATACTTATGATAAGGTAAGATATAGTTACCGTAAGCATGTAACCAGAAGTTGCCTTTGTAATGATAAAAATCAAAACCTACGATAGGGGCAATTTCACCAAACCTATCTAACTGACTCCATACTTCATTATTAAACCGGTTCATTAATTGAGGAAATATAGTCTCCCTAAATTCTAAATCAGTTTGGGCAACCTCGTTACCTTCAGAATCAACCCAATACCAATCATTTACTTCGTTACCGTTTTCATCTTCACGCGTATAGTATATGTCATCATAACCATATTCAAATCCTAACTCATACCAATAATTAGTTGGAAAACCTGAATCGTTAGTTTCATTTAACCATATCTCAATAGGATTATATCCATAAGCTCTATCATGAGTTCTAAATATAGCACCAGCAGATAGTGAGAATTTTTCACCTATAGGTAATCTTGCTCTGGCTTCAGCTGATTGATATTTTAAATTAATTCTACCAACCTCTCTACTTTCAGCTTTTATAATATGATGTTTACCTGTATGCTTTAGGAAGAATCTATGATTATCAAATTCTCTTCCTTGCCATCTTTCTTTTTCTAAATGAAATTGATATTCAAAACCAGTTACAGCAGAAGAAGGTGCAGTAAATGCTAATTGCTGTTCTGTACCATCATAATAGTTTTTAGGCTTTCTTTCATAATCAAATCTTGCAAGCTTTCTTATTCCAAAACCGTATCTATAATCAAAAGGAAAGGATGGTGTATTATCTACAACATCAGGAATTGAATATAATGAACCATCAGGATTGGTTCTAACAAAATATGTAGGTGATCCTGCTACTACAGAGTTTCTAATTTCACCAGCGCCATATACAGTACCATACTTTAAAAAGTCTTGGTAAACTTTACTAAAGAATGAATCATTTTGTGCATTCACATTAGTGGGCATTAACATTACTAATGCAATTAATATGCTAAATAAGTATTTCATATAGATAGAACTATTTTTAGTATTTATTTTAAAGAATAAGTTTTTTTGAGAGAAATTTCTTAATTCTTTATAAAACTAAAAAAGACCGGATAAACCGGCCTTTAAAGAAACATTTTACTGCTTATGATTTTTTTACAACAGATCCTGAAGGTACATTAGTATTAGCAGGAATAGTAACACCATTTTCTACAAAAACATTATCACCGATAGTAACACCATCTTCAATTACACAATTAATATCTATTGTACAATTAGCTCCTATATAAACCTGGTCACCTATTGTTGTTCCAGGTCTAATCAGTGTGCAGCATCCTACTACTAAACCTTTACCTATAACAGAACCATCGAGATTATTACACCCTTTAAAGAATTGATGAATATTAGAAGAACTTAAATATTTACTTTCAACACTTAATCTTTCACTACCATCTTCAACTGCTATGATCCATTCATTATCTCCACCTGCCTGAGAATAATTACTCTTATCATAAATTGCCCACTCCCCTACTTTAAGTAGTGAGGTAATTTTCGTAGACCACCCTGTAGGTATTCCACTATCATTTGTTCCGTAAATGTTTAACATATCTTTTAATTTATTTTTTTATATATTTTCAGTTGAGTAATTTATTTCTAAATTCCCAAAAGTAGTATCAGTTACCCAATAAGGTGGTGGTGAGGTAACACTCTGTAAGTAAATACCGTTTTCAGGTTTCAGCATCTCTTCTATTTCTTCTTCATTTACTTGAACAGATTCAGCAGCAGTGTGAGTGTGAGTGTGAACTGGCTCTTCTTCTGTTTCTTCAGTATCTGTAGTTTCCCATCTTAAACCAGTGCCTTCTAAATCTTGATTGTCTAATTTATGAAGATCTCTTTGTACATATAATATACTACTACCTACTAGTTCGGCTTCTAAAATACCATCTACATAAATTTCCTTTACTGCATTATATGGAAGTTGGTTTGGAATTAATTCTTGGTATAAGTCTGATTGAGCTGAGATAATTTTTGCCACATACGCTTTAGCGTACTTAACATCATACTCTGAGACTTTACCGTTTAGTGTAATTGTTTTTACTTTTGACATTAGGTTTAGATTGTAATAAAAAAAGGGAAGACGATACGGAAGGGCTTGAGAATACCTTCATCATTGCGAGCTGCTTTAAATTAGACTACCACTTTCTGAATTGCCATTCTATTACTTAATTAAACCGGCCGAGGTTTAATCATCGTAATTGGTCATCATAACCTTTAAGTGTACCTTACGCCACATACTCTTTGCGTTGTTCAGTCATTAACTAGGGCTCGGCGGTCTGCCTTCCTAGAAGTCTTTGCAAAATCTCTGTTAGATTTTTATTGCATTGAACCTAAGTTCTGGTAATTACCCCAGTTCTGTTTCCTCATTTGAGTCATCAGCGAACCATCGTTCTAACTTAGTGCCTTATTCCCTTTTGCTCAGGAATTTTTCGGCCACGCATCTACACATAATTGGAATAATCATTTAGGAGCTACCTAAAGCTTTCCGTTCTGTGCCTTCCCATAATTTCATAGAACTTTTTAATCCTTTTGGATTTATTATTATATACTTAGTTTAAAAATAGTTTCATTATTCAGAGGTATTAATTATCCCTCCAATAATTTTAGTTTCTGCTAGGTGATCGAACTCTCCATAGGTAATAATCTTATAACCTGTTTCAATAGGTTCAAATCGTTGAACACAAAGACCTTTTAATTCTTCACCAAAAATATCTAATTTAGAATGTTCATTAATGAAAGGCCCACCGCTCGGATCTACCATACTAATCCATGGATTTGATTTTACAAAATTTTGATATTGTTTTCCAATAACACTAGGTCCTACATATCGATCGTTTTCATCATACACAGATTCATGAATTGCTTCTTTAAAACTTTCAATGTGCATTGGATGACCACCTTTGGAACCTACATCTTTACAGTAATTCTGATATGCTAATTTATAATCATTAGAACTTCCAAACCTACAGTGTTCAAAAGAACCTTCCCATAGGACTGAACCATCTTCTTGTTTTGTAAATGTGTAGACATCTCCGTATCTGTTTGTATACTTTACCATATTTTTGTATTTTACTACCGGTGAACCAGACAGGATTCGAACCTGTGACCGTCTGCTTAGAAGGCAGATGCTCTATCCAACTGAGCTACTGGTCCAAATGTTTTAATCTAATTCTCCGTTACTCCATGCTTCATAAATGATTGCCATAATACCTTCATCGGTATCAGCTTCTTCCCAACCAGTAGATTCATTCCACATAAAGAATTCTGTACTCTTTGGATTTTCAGCAATTCTTACTGATAAGTTTTCTCCGTTTACTTCAAGATCGTATTCATTAGTAGTTGCCCACCATACTTCATCTTTACTTTTTACTTCAATTGAATACTCCATATTTAAATAGCTTTAAGAGATTCATCATTATGATGAATAGTAACATCATAGTACCTTTCACCGCACATTGCATTTTTATATTGTTCTGCCCAATCTGGTCTTATTGAATAACCATGATAGTTATAACTTATAACTCGACCTTTTTCTTGTTTATCTCTAAATACTGGAAGTACTACTCCATTACGGTCAGTCTTTCCTTCTGGGTGAGGTACACATGCCATTGGTTTAATCCATGTAACTTTGTCTCCTACATTAAATTTGTAATCTGTCATTTTTTAATTATTAAAGGTTAGTACCGCTGGACGGATTCGAACCGTCACTCACCGTTCGGCGAAAGGGATTTTAAGTCCCTCGTGTCTACCAGTTTCACCACAGCGGCATTCGTTTTACTTATCTTTGTTCTTTGGGTTTATTGTGTTCTTATTAAATATAATTGAAAATAGTACATTCAATCCGAAGGCTTGCCAAAATCCAATAGGATTAACAGCATCTATAGCCGGTACGAGGCATTCATTCCAAAGCCATTGAGTAGGCCATGCAAGTATCAATGCCAGAATCACAAAGCCCAATATAAGTAAAAAGGCGAATGCGAAGGGAGCGGTAAATTTATTCATATTTGTTATATTGTTTATAGTATAATTATAACAGGTATAAATGTATTCTGAAAGTGTTTAGTAAAAAATTATTCGTCATCTTTAAACATACCATACAAAAACATGAGAACAAAAAAAGGCCATGCTATAAACCAGAATATTCTTTCAAAATTAGTGGCAGGTTCCATATCTAGTTTTTGGTAAAGTGTATCAAAACAAAACCCACACACTACACCAATAGTAATATATGCAATAATATAATTAGATACCATCAACTAATTCTTTAATTTGTTTATCTTCTACATTACCAATCTTCTTACCTTTAATTTCACCATTTTCAAAATAGATAAGAGTAGGAATACTTCTAATATTAAATTCTTTAGCCACATCTGACTCTTCATCTACATTACAAAAGATAACCTCTATATCTGGGTTTTCTGTAGCAAATTTTTCAATTCTAGGCTTCATCATTTTACAAGGCCCACACCATTGAGCCCAAAAATCAACAAGAACTCTAGGTCCGTTAAAATCTTCTTTTGTCATAATAAGTTTTGTTTCTGTATTTATACAGGTGGATCAAGAGGTACATCTGCATATCTCTCGCTACCTAGAATTAAGTTAGTAGTGGTATCAGGAATTCCTGCACCAACATAAGGCTCAAGTTTTTGCATAGCTTCAGTAATATCTCTTGCTATGATATTGATTTGTTTTTCAATAGCATTATCTAAGTATACACATTCATAGATGAGGTGGTCATTAATCTTAGATGTTTCTAATACTTCAATACTTAGTACTACTGATTGCCTTCCTAAACCTTTTAAGGATTTAAGTAAATCTTTTTTGCTTCTATTATATTTCTTTTTAAGCTTTGACATAACTTTATTTTTTATCTTTAGGAAATCTTCCATAGTTACCCATACCGTCATAATCAGTTACATCATGATCTGGGTAATTTTCTTCTTTGCTTTTTCTTGAACTATAGAATATATTCCAGATAGTGAAGTACATGTACACGGCAAAAATTATACCGCCTATAAGAAAAAACCCTAAGCTCATTTTGTTCGTCTTTGGCGAATAGCAATCGCGAATAATAAAATAGTTCCTGGCCAATGAGCAGAGTATTGTGCTTCTGCTAAATTACCTGTCATTCCTAATCCTACTGAGTAAATTAAGCAAACGAATGCTAAGATAATAGGATACCACTGTTGAATAAAATCTTTCATAATAATTGTTGTTTATTATTATATTGTAAATATGTATTTAGTTTAAGGTCGGCCGGGAGAGACTTGAACTCTCATGTAACCAATTACTCTTTCTACAAGGTATAAGCTTGAGGAGATACCGGCCGATTGCCTGGTTAGGCTTCAGCGGCAGTTACCAAGATAGAGGAATCTAACGAGGTAAATGATCCATCCCTATATTCACAGATAGTAGTATCACCCTTCTGCTTTTCCACCATCATAGTGGTAATTCCAGTTGGAGTAGAGATAGTAAACACGGAGCCAGGGAAGAGTTTCCAAAGCTCGTATCGGTTACCCTTAACGGGTTCTTTAATCATCCAGTCTTTAATGTTTCTTGACATGGTGTAAAAATTAAAAGGTTAAAATAAAAGGTGTTTGTTATTGTAGTAATTATAATAACTAAAAGTTTATTCTGAAAGTGTTTGTTAGAATAAAGTAGGGTTTTTTCTAGTTCTTAGAGGTTCGGCACATTTTCTAATGGCGGTCGCACATTCGCACATAGCAGCACATAGTTCCCTTAGCCAAAGTAGCCAGTTAAATTCGCAGCCCACTGAGTGTCCAATCCAAATATATGGCAAAAGGCTACCGCCAATGCAAATCCGAGAGTAAGGAATAGGAATCCAATAACTCCATTAGCCACACATAGTACGCACCACTCAGCCGTTTGCTTCAGCAGTCTCTTCTTCAATAGTAGTCTCATCATCATTAGTTTTTGCTTCACAAATTATTTCGCAGTTATTTCCAGTAAATTCAATTCCGACAACGGTTCCGCCACGCTCCTCTATACCTTCAATAAATTTATTAAGGTCAAAGGAACGGAAAAAGAAACCACCCTGAGCATCGCCCTGAAAGCCTTCTTTCCAAAAAACCACATCTTTAAAATTTTTATTAGCCATAGTATTAATTATATTGTAGAATCCCCAGTTTGTTTAAAGGCATTCCCTAGTTTGTTTTTAACCTTCTCTTTCTCCACATCCTCCATCAGATCATCATATCCATCAATATAATCAGAATCACTAACAGGAATATACTCTGAATAATCTATATGGACCATAGTAGGACAAACCTTTGGAATAACGAACGCGGTAAACTCAAACCCAGCGCCGAACTGTGGTTGTCGTTCCCTCGCATGTTTAAAGGTATTATTAGTAAATCCGAGTGGCGTCGCATTACCGTAGTATGTC